CCCAAAGTAAGGGTTTAGCCGCCCTAGCAATCCATTCTAAAACTGTGAAAGCCCCTTCGGCGGCAGAGAAAGCTTTAACCACATTCTCTGTCTCCTCATTTAGCTTATCCACCTTAGTCTCGACTGCCAGTAACCTTTCATAGATTTCTTTATGGGTTACTTCTTCCATGATTATTCAGGCTTCTCAGGCCATGTGATGTCGTTAGGGAAGCCTTCTTGAGCGCTTACGTCACGCAAGGCTTGTCGGTAGGTTGCCCACTCAGCAGACACCGTTGTGCCGCCCTCAAAGGCTTTGATAGCCATCCAGTCGCATGAGGCGATTAAACCGTCACGGGTAGCACGGGCGGCAGTAGCGGCCTCTGCATTCTTGGTGGCTGTGTACGCTTCTTCTTGTGATGCTTTGGTGACTGTAACGCCCTCTTCATCTACATAGTCAGCGAACATATCCCGCTCGACATACGCCTGTACCCAGTTGTTGTTGGCATCCTGAGTAACACCATTACGACTGACCACCTTGTACTCACCAGAAGCCGCTGGAGCCGGAGCCGCCAGCACTGGGTCAATTCCAAGGCTGTCACAGATGGAACTAGTCCATACCCGAGGCAGGGATGTGTTAGGCATTGATCGGCGAATCTCGCCTTGAGTGTTTACTGCACCACTGGTGCGATTACGATATTCAGACATGATATTGATCCTTTAAAAGTCTGTTGAAAGCCTTGCGGCTTATGCTATTGCCAAGAAGATGTAAGTACCACCGCTTGCATTCAAAGCCGCTGGCGCTGATGCTGTTACTGTGAAGCCTGATGCCAATGGGTCAATGTAGTCAGTGCTGGTCACTTCAGCCGCTGTGCTGTTGAGCAACATATATGGATCATTACCGGCAGATATACCTCTAACTGAGTCCCAGTAATACCAATCACCAGTGCTGTCTGTGCGTTTAATTAATATAAACCTTGCACCAGAGCTAAAGCCGCAGTCTATGTTTAGGTTAGCGCCAGTTCCGGTATAGGAAGACACCTTACTTACGCCCGGGCAAGATGCGAAGATGTAGTTAATATAAGAAGTTCCGCTCCAGTTTGTTCTAACGTCCCCTAAATTGAATACACTGTCAGACGGGGTAACACTGTTCCAATAAGATGAGCTAGGACCACTTTTAGCATTGGAGGCTTCAAGCTGTAGAATATAGTTATTACCTATGTCTTTATGGTATACACTCCACCCCCATACTCCGCCATTATCCCTATCTTTAACAATCATCATCTCAGGCGCAACACCCAAGTTATGCGCCTCAGTTTTAGCAACACCCGTCCCCGTGTAAGCCACCACATCCATAAAGCCGGGGGCACGTTTGAACATCCAAGAGTAATACGCAGAGTCTCTGGTTGAGCTATTCCACCCATCACTGTAGTCAAAATCGAAAGAAGGGCTTGCACCCCAAGCAGATGTAGTGTTAGTCTTGAAAACCCCTGCACCAAGTAGTCTTGTAGCCAAGAATGTATTAGCACTTGGGGTGTTCCTTAACCACGCCATGTCAACAGGAAAGTCTGATATGAATGAGGGCGCTGTTTGACCTGCTGTAAACTGGTCAACAGTAAACACCTCAGTCCCCGCCTCTGGAGTTTTCATTGGGCGGCGAATTGCTATGTAGATGTATGTTGCGTTATTCTCGTTAATAGCCCCACCGCCATCAGCAAGAACAAAGCCAGTTGCTGTTGGGTAAAGCCCAAAAGGAGTTGCTTCAGCACTATCAGTGTTTGGTCGTATACCTTTTGCTCCTGTGTAATTTTGAACAGGCATTCCACGCATAACATCAACCAACCACCAATTTTCACCTAATGAACTAGATTTAACTAAAAGCCATTGAGGTTCAAACCCTAAAGTAACTTCATTCCCCACAGCACCTGTACCCGTATAACTCCCACAGCTAATAACATTCTGCTCACCATCGTCTCCAAAGCCTCCTGCATCGTGGGCGAAGAGATATGCGACGTATGTTCCACCAGAGGCGTTGACTACACTGTTACTGCTTATTGAGAATACAGTGTCTGTGGGGGTAGTGTTCGCAAAGTAGCCAGTCTCATCTTGCGCCCCAGTAAGATTTAGCAATAAGGAGTGGTTTGCACTTGTTAGACCTCTATGATAAACAGCCCAGTTAGCTGTGCTATCTGTTCTTTTAACAATAATCATTCCCGGCACAGAACCAAGACTGTGTGCAATAGTTCTAGCTGTTGAATTACCCGTCCACGTCACAACGTCAAAGAACTTTGGAGCCTTGCGAAATGTCCATGAAGCCATTAACGCATTGTTTGCATTTATAAACTCTGTGGATGTATCAGAGCCCAGAGTAAAACCATTTGAATTAAACGCTGTAATTGTGTCGGGGTACGAATATTCTGAGGCTGTTGAGCTAGAAAATAACTGTTTATTTACACCCCTAACAGTGTCAATTAGTGTGTGTAAAGCCGTTCCTGAGTCTCTCCTTTTAGCCCAAACCAACCCACCTTCGCCATCTAGGTCAATACCGTTGGTGATTGTCTGTGCTGAACCCGTGCCGTTGTACAGGTAAGTACTGAACACATCTTCAACATACTCACCCCCACCACCAACACCAGCGGCGGCTTGAACTACGTCTCTTACTGCCATTACGCCATCCCCAGTCCGAGGACAAAGCCTCTCCAAGTTGTGCCACCGTCTGAGGTAAAGAATGCCAGTGTGTCAACACCAGCGGCTGTCAGCGTGGGAGCCGTTGCCGCCGCCCATGTGACCCCTGAGAAGAACGTTAAGGCCGCAGAGCCACCGTTAGTCACCTCAAGCACAAATGCGCTTACAGAGCCACTAGAGGCCACGTTACTAACTGTTAGCGTTTGAGCGCCCGACAAGGTGTAGGTGAAGTAGTTGCCAGCAGACAGATCGATGTCGTTAGCACCCATTGCCACCTTGGTTTCTTTTAAACCAGTCGCCGTTGGTGTTGTTAGCGCCCCGTTTGTGGAGGCCGCCGCACCAAGGTTTGAAAGCGCAGTAGCGGCGTCAGATGCGCCAGTACCGCCGTTTGCAATTGCAAGGTCACCAGAGGCTGAGAACAGCGCGTCAATGGTGTCTAGGTCGGTGTTTATCTTGCCACCCCATGTGTCAGCACTAGCGCCGACTTCAGGTTTTGTAAGACTTAAGTTCGTAGTTGTGGTATCTGCCATTTTGTGTTCCTCTTACTGACGTTCTGACGCCAATGACCGTTCAAATAATTGGGCAAAAGCATTTCTGCCTACCGTCATTTGATCTACATTAAATCTTGCCGAGCCTAACTTGCGGTCAAGGTCTGCAATGTGGTTTGCTAACAATCGCTGTTCTGGTGTTAACTGCTCAAGATCATACTCAGTGCCGTCAATGACCGTTGTCTTCATTAGAACGTACCTTTCCAAACTCGAAATTTATCAAAGTCGCCTGACAATAACTTACGTTTAATAACGTCTTTCATTGCAGGGTCGCCCCACTTAATTCCAGCTTCCTTGGCCCACATTTCAACAATGTGTAGCGGTATCTCGCCTGCCAATCGACTCTCGCCGAACACGCCACCGTTCATATCCTGAATGGCTTTTGCGCGCTCAATGTATGCGTCGTTTTGATACTGCTTTTGTACGACGAACGTGCCGTCGTGGTTGTCAATAAACTTTTCACCAATCTTCATTGCGCCACCTGTTTTTTGTTTTCAGTGATTCAATAAAAGGCGGGGAGCCGTAGCCCCCCAGCCCTCACACTATCAAGAAGTAGCGTTGTCGAAAATACCGCCGCAAGATGCTTCATTTTTGCACACGAGAGTAAGTTCAGTTACCACTTGCCGTTTCGTAGAATCCCCTGTTTTAGCCAGTTCGATGTTCTTCGTTGGGCGCAGAACGCCAACAGCCCACATATCCTTTTGCATGATGAACACGTCACGTGAACGGTTCTCACGGGTAGGCATGAACTCAACCGTGCCCCAAGGAGTAACGTAGACAGCCAAGGACTTGATGACCTTTTCGTCGCCAGCCTGCACTTGTGAGCGCTGGTTGTTGTTACCAGTAAAGCCCAGTGCCACGTTCATCTGGAATGCAGACAGATACACCACGTCAGGACGGCCACCGCTCTCCCAGATTGACTGCATGGTGCTGTCAAAGCGGGCTTGCGTAAACGCCTCTTGTGTGCCGTCTGTACGTGCGTCAGTACCGTCGCCAGTAGCATCAGCACCGCCAGAGCCAAAAGAAGTGTTAGAGGTCAACCAGACAGGAGCGCCAGCCAACTCACGCGCAGTCGTGCTGTTACCAGCGACACGTGCGTTGTTGTCGAACAGGGCTTTCTCGATGTCCAATTTCTGCTCTTTTGCAACTTTCAAAACAGCATATGCCATCTCAGCGGCGCGGCCAGCTTTTTTCAAGCCAGAGTCGGTGTCGGCGATCGTGACCGCGTTTTTGAAAATTTGCGAATAATTGCCAAGACGGGTCGTAGCGGTACGTGCCTCTGCAACCGTGTCATCACCCTCGATGTGGGCGTTAGCGGCGCTTGAGCGCAACGCATCAGTCTGCCACTCATGGAAAGTGTTGGTTGCTTTTACTTTAGCTACGCTAGAGTAGAAAGGCGTCTCGCTGGGAGACACGTCATATATGATGTCTTCGAGACTCTCCCGAATGCCGACTGCGTCGTATGAATCAAATGTGTTGGTTGGCTGTGCCATGATAAATTCCTTTAAGAGTTAAACATCAGGCTGAGTGCATCTTCAATGCTCCCAGACTTTTTAAGGTTGGTCTTCTTCTGCAAAACATCCTTGTTGCTTTTCACCAGCTTCTTTGAGCCTGCCTTGATCGGTGTCGTTTTGGGACGTGCCGACTGAGCCTTCTCATCTGCTTTCTTCTTGCCACTCATAATCTCGCGGTACTTCATCGCATCACGCAACACGTGCAGTGCGCGACTCTCTACCACCTGACTAATCTCATCCGCCGTGTAGCCGTAAGCCGCGCCAGCTTGCACGATCTGATCCTTAAACTTGCCAGCGTGTGCTGGGTTTGCAAGTTCAGGAATAACGCTCTTCAGGTTTTCTACCTCCTGTTGGAGATATGCCTGTCGAGCCACCTGCTGTGCCTGACTCTGCTGTGCCGACAACTGCTGGAACTGAGCCTGCTGTTGCTGGTACTGCGCTACCTGCTCGTCATAGTTCAGTTTTGCTTCCATGTACCCAATTGGGTCGGAGTCAAAAAGTTCCCTTGCCGGAGCCTTTGGAGGAGTAGCAATCTGTCCACCTTGAATCTGTTGATACAACTGGGAGATCTGCTGTCTTTCATTCAATAAGGCCGCATAGACTTCTTCCGCTTGCTTTCGCTGGGCGGCGGCTTCCTGCATACCTTTTTGGACAAATTGTTGACCACTGTAACCTCGCTTCAACTCACTCAGGGTGACCTGTTTTTCCGTGCCATCAACTTTGATGGTGTAAACAGGTTCTGTCTTGTTGGCTTCGTCAGCGTCTTCTTCTTCGTCCTCCGCGTCGTCTTCGTCATCATCATCTGAGTCTTCTGACTCTTCTGAATCGTCTTCAGATTCTGCGTTTGCTTCCTCGGTGTCGTTGGTCTCTTCCGGTTCAGCTACTTCGTTAGTGTCGGTTTCTTCGTTTTCAACACTTTCAGGTGCAATCATAGCACTAACTGCACTCTCAATGCTACCGTCAAGTGCTACTTTTTCAGTCGTTTGATCCACGGTACTGATTCTTTCTCTTGTTTATCGAAAAACGCTTCTTCTGTCAGGACAGTGTTGAAGTACGTATCGATGTTGCCCAACGCACGAATAATGTCGTGCGCATCGACCAGCGCGTCCTGAGACGCCTCTGGATTCAAGAACAAGCCAACTTGCTTGTCCCGAATTGCTTGCATCACCTCTTGGAATACGGGGTCGTTTTGTAGTTGCCGTATCTTTGATGCTTGATCTTTGATGTTCAATTAGAACCTTCCGCCTACAACAGCTTGCGCTGGGGATTCTTGTGGATACCGGGGCTGGGCTTGCGCCGCTTTTACGCCAGCGACATCGACCGTGGTCTGGTATTGACCGTAGATCTTGGCCGCGTCAGTAAGTAACTCTTGATCCATCTTGTCGCGCTCACGGTCATCCTGTGCAATGGCTTTCTGCGCGTCAATCTGCAACTTGAGCATTTGCACCTCTTTGTTGGCTTGAGCCTTGATCTGCTCGGCTTGGATGATTGCCTGCGCCTGCTGGTCAACTGGTGGCTGTTGCTGTTGCTGTTGTGCCTGCTGTTGCAACATCTGCTCACGCTGTTCGTCCATTGGGGAGAAGTAGCGGTCAGCGTTGCGTACACCCTGCACAGCCAGCATATCTGCCAGTGTGTTGCGGATGTTCGTCATAGTCACCAAGCCGTTGTTCGAGCCGTACCCTTTGTAGACCTCCATTTGCAGTTGTAAAGCCTGTGCAAGCGCCGCAGAGCGCTGATCTTCCCGACCAGTACCCAGTCCTACGTTTGCAGTTACATCCATCTTGGCGTTCCAATAGCGTGGGTCAACGGGCTGGTACTGACCGCCTGCCATACGCATCATCACAGCCTCATCAACGTTCTCGACCATCAGCTTTAACATCAGCTTGAACAGACGACGCATACCGCCCTCTGCCAAGTTACGCGCCATAACCTCGACCTGACCAGCCGCCGCTTGTATGGTGGCGTTTACAGCCGCCGCAGTAGTTGACTGCATAGCATCAGGGTTTAAGCCGCTAGACGCCTTTGTGACGCCTGTCTTGGACTCAATCTCAGCGTCCATGTACTGGATGGCAACCAGTGTCTGACCAGCCACAAACGGCACAGCCAAGTCGCGCACCATGCCGGGCGCTTTTGTACGGACAATGCCGCCAATCTCATTGTTAAGCAAGTCATCGATGTTTACCTGACCGTCAACGATCTCACGTTGTGGGCTGTTAGTCAGAGCCACGTTGTCCAGAACACCGCGCAACATCATTGTGCTGGCGTCCTGTTCGTTCATCAGCAGGTCGGCGATTGAGCGGCCAAAGAACGTGTGTGGCTCTGGGTCGATCTCAAACACGGCAAACGGTACTTCACTGCAAGGCTCAACGCTCAACAGTTGGTAGTCATCGCCACCCATAATACAACGTTGCATCTGGGCTACACCCGTGCCGTCAACGTCAATCTTCATGTACGCCTCGGTGATCGCCACCAAGCGCATAGACGGGTCTTGGACGTTCTCTTGCGTGTAAGCGGTGTCATACCCCCTACGCTCAAATTCTTCTTCGTTAGCGGTCGTGTCAGCCGTGCTGAGACCCGTTAGTTCTGAGACCTCTTCAAAGTCAAAGCCCATTGCTACAACGTCGCTGACTCGCATCTGTGTGCGGTGTGCAACCACATACGAATCTTCAATGCGCTTTGCACCACGGTCAACAAAGAACTCTTCTGGCGGCACTGACTCAATGCACATATCGCCGCGCTCTGTCGAACGTGAGATCTTTAGATCATGGCGTGGCATCTCCACCTGCATACCCATTGGGTCAATTTCCATTGACATGGACACAGAATGCTCTAGCACGTCAACGCCGTCTTCATTGACAATGACCGAATATTCTTGGTCGTTTAAAGCGTTGTATTCGTAGATCTCTTGATCGGTGTAGGTATCCCAGTAGGCTTTGACAACGCCGACCTTTTTGACCAGTGCGTCGTGGAATGCATCATTGATGATGCGGTAACCACCAAGTTCATTGAACTTGTATTGCATATACTTGGTCGCCATCTCAGCAAACTGCACGTCCTTTGGGCCAGCAGGCACATACTCCACAGCACGGTCTGTTGACAAGAACACGCGCATCAGGCTGGGCTTGATGGCTCGGACTGTGTCGCGCACCTTGGTCGCCACAACAGTGCTACGACCCTCTTCTTCGCCGATGTCTACTTCGCCATCAAAGTAACGTTGTGAGCGGATGCGATCAGGAGCAATCTCGCTCTCGACAAAATCAACAGCATCCATCAATGCCTCGCGGACAATGCCGTTGATCTCTGTCTCTGTCATTGGCGTTGGTTTACTCATTTATTGCGCTCCAAGTTGGCTAATTAAACCGTCGGGTTGTGAGGCTTCAAACACAGATGCGCGACGTGCGCCCTCTGCCCCCGTTAGGACGATCTTGCCATATTTGTTTATTAACCCAGCCAGTGCCGTTTGGTCTGTTAAAGCCTTGCGAACCACCTCTGGGTTGTCAGACATTGCAAGATCAAGAACTTGCATACGCTGTGCATCAGTCAACATCGGAACCTCTTGTTTTAGCAAGCGAGATGCAGATTGCAACAACCCAAACATATTTCCAGATGTAATGTTGGCAACATCGCCAAGAGACATAGCTGTCCCAGCGTTATCCATCTCCTGTCGTAAAGGCGTTGTAATTGACCCGGCTTCTGGGCGCACTTTTTTTGCAAGGTCAGAAGTTTCACCTGCAAGAGCCAGTTGCTTTTGCAGTCTAACAACGTCATCGTCATCAAGGGCGACCCGCAAAGCCGCTCCCATCTGCTTGTCTGGATCTGCCAAGTTTGCAAACGTTGTTCCAGTACGTCGTGCCTTGTTGCGAATGCTATCCATCACGCCAGCCTTAAATGCCTTGTACTTTTCTGGAGACTTTTTAAGTTGCTCAACTAATATTTCAAGCTCATCAACATTTGATGTTAAAGCCTTACGACCTTTGTCAAATGCCTCTGTTGCGCCTTTAATCGTCGCCCAGCTTGCCCTCGTCCTCTTTAGTTCATCAGACGTGCTATCTATTAAGGTACGCAGACCTGACTCTTGATCCTTTAAGACCACGCCAAGACTTCCCTCTCCACCCCTAAAGGCCGCTTGCGTTTCTTCCGATAACGCGCCACGGATCTTCTCAGCGTCTTCCAGCGTTGGCGTCCGGTTCATTACAACCTTGCCGTCTTTAATTGAATATGGCGGGATCTTGCCTTGTGCGCCGTACAAACGATCTAGACGGGCAACAACACTTGGCAGGCTCTGCACGGCAGATGTTGTCTGATTTACTAAGTCCTCTGAGGCGATGCCAGAATTTCTGAAAATGTTTTTGTAGGACGCAGACTCGGCGTCAAGCAACTCTTGCTCTGTTCGCTTAAACCCACGAACAACGTTCTCGTCCATATTGGGCGCAAGGCGCTCCATTAGTGCAGATTCAGCAGTTCTGCCAGTCTCTTGAGCGCGAGATTTAGTTTGATCTAAAACACGGCGACCAGCTTTGCCGCCCTCGGTAGCATAACCCTTTAATGCAACCATTAGGCTCATGTTGTCTGTCATCAATCGACCGGACTCAAGGTCTGCAATAATTTCTTCGACAGGCTTTTTAGACTGTCTTTGCAGTCTCTGTAACTCGGCTTGGACAGCATTGCTTGCCTTGTCCCCAAATTTTGACTTAGCCCAGTCAACTATTCCACCGGCTTTAGACGCAATTTGACGCCCACCAAGAACCAAAGCAGGAGAAAGAACCGCGCCAGTTATTGATCCGGTAGCCGCGTCACCCGCCATGCCGCCGACAGTTTTGCTTTCGCTAGTGCCAAGACCAGTTAACCCACCCTCCACCGCGCCGATGCCAGCAAGCCGACCCAAAGCCGCTGGAGCGGCCGTGCCACCAGATGCGACCACAGCGGCAATAGTTGGAATGATGGCTCCAACAATTTCGGAGGTGATTGCCGTGCCGGGGTTTTCTTTTTTGAAGTTGGCAAGTTTTTGTCTTATTTCGTCACGAATAGCTTCGTAACCTTTGTCTTCTCCGATTCCAAGCGCTGATGCCGCCGCACGTACTCCAGCCTCAATCTCTTCTGCAAAACCAAAAGTTGCGCCTTGTGCAAGGCTTCTTATCATTTGGCTGTCAGCAGGCGCTTTTGGCTCCATGCCAAGCATTGCCAACTGTTCCGCAGAAAGACCTGATGATTGCTGTTGACCGCCACCAGACAAGATAGACAGTTGCGCTGGATTAAGAGCCATTATTGCCCTCCAATAAATTTTTCTTGCATATCAGGCGAAAGCCTTTTAAATGCGGCAATCTGATCTGGCGTCATTTGGCTCTGCAATTCTGGTGGCAACTGGACGCCGCCGCCATAACTAGGAATAGGCGATTCGCGCTTCTTACTTGTTCGGCGCTGAATATACTCGTTGTATGTGATGCCACTAGATAACTCTCGCGCATCTTGCATCAACTGGTTGTACAGTTTTTCTTGCGCGTTAATTTTGTCTTGGATGTGTTCTTGCAGGGCGGTTCCGCTTAAAGATGTATCCAAACCAGTTGAAAGAGCAAGGCTAAGTTCTTTTTCGCTCAATGCGCCAAATGTTGCGCTGTTAATAATATCAATACCAAGACCATTTGCAATTGCCCTTAGTTCTGCTGTTGCTGAGTTAAACGACGGCAACAAAGATCTAATTACACCAGTCTGAGCGCCGCCCTCTCTAACTAAGTCACGGGCGCGTGTTAGCTTTCCAATCTGCTCACCAAGTCCGCTTGCGCGACCAAATACTGCCGCACCCTTTTCAGATGCCATTTTTATGCCAGCCAAGTTTAGCTGTCCCGACGCCTCCCTGCTTGCAATGGCGCTTGGAGTCTCTCCAAATGCACCCTCAACATCAACTCGTTTAGTCGTGCCTGTGGATGGGTCAAATACAACCTGATAAATCTGACCGGTGCTTGTATCCGTCTGTACACCGCTTGCTGTTGGACTTGCCTTGCGTGCGTACTTGGCTTGGATGATCTGAGTCAAGACATCTTTTGCAATAGCAGGCTGTGCGGCCACCATTTCAGCCGCCTCGTTCTCGCCCATGTTGCGTAGCTGGGTAATCACGGCTTGAGCCGTTTTGTTGCCCTTTGCCAACTCACCAGCAGTCTTGATGCGATCACCAAGGACTGCCGCTAAACCCTGATCTGGATTTAAGCGCATTGAGTTAAACCCTAGCGCCAGAGAATTCCAAAGATTTGCGTTGTCATACCAAGGCGCATCCCCAGTCGGGGACTGAATGTTGCCAGACCTCATCTCGGGAAACTGAGTTTGTTGTGATTGAGCCGCTGGCGGCACAGTCAGAGGTCGCAGTTCAGGCGGCTGAGCCTGCACGGTCGCCACCGGGTTTTGCCCCATCATTGGAAGTTGAGTTAGTTCCTCAGTAATTTTCGGTCTAAGGCTTTGCTGTAAAACATCAAGTAACGTTGGTTTTGCCATTATTTAACCTCACGCAAAAGCGTTAAAAACCATGTCGTAGCGAACTTGCTTGTAGCCGTCAGGCGCAGTAGACACAGCCTCTGGCATAACCACTTCAACCTCTTGAGCCAGCACACCGACCTCTGGCGTAGTAACACCAAGAGCCTTTGCCTTATCGTTCCACTTCCAGCGGTACAAGCCAATCTTGTCGCTTAATTGGCCAATCTTTGTAATTGCGTCTTTTAAATTAATGTCTGACTTTACAGCACCATATGTGTTTGCACCAAGAGTCAAATAGTCAAACAGACCGGGGTTTTTGGTGTTTGTCTGAGTCATTGGCGTTGGGGTTACGCCAAGGGCTTGAGACATATAGCCGAGAGACTGTCCCGGTGCATTCTGCATACCCGCGTACTGTGCTTGAGCGCGATCCAAAACCATCTGGTTGATGCCCTGCTCTAACGCACCCTGTTGCATAGCCTGATTCTGAAGATCCATGCCCATGCCAAAGCCAAGGTTTGATGCGCTACCAAGTTGTCCAGCCGCCGCTAGACGTTGCTGTGAGCCAGCAAGGTTTGCGCTTTGGTTTGCTAGTGACGCTTGCAATTGGTTCCCAATATTAAATTGAGACATATTGTTACGCGAGGCTTGGTTCGCCAAGTTAACTTGTTGCGCAAGCTGTGCGTTTGTCATCCCAGCCTGCAAGCCCGTGCTTTGGTTTGCAAGGTCTGCCTGCATACGTGACGCAATGTCTTGGCCAGCAAGTTGCTGTGCATTCTGGAAGCCAGCCTGACGCAAACCTGAAGCTGTACGTGCGGATTGGTCTAGGTAGTTTCGACCAAGTTCTGATTGCATCAAAGCCTGACGTGATCCACCAAAAGCGCCTGCACGGGTAGCTTGTGCATTCAACTGCATCGCCTGCATTTGACGCGCACGGTCTAGGTCTGACAGTGACTGGTCAACGACTTGTGACTCGTATGGGTTTGTATACGCCGACAGGTCTGTGTCAGCAATCTGCCCAGCGGCAACTCGTTCAGCATTGATCTTGTCAACGTAGTTGGCAATGTCTGCCGTACCAGTGCCAGCGCTAACCATCATTGGCTGGAATGATGTCTCACCAGCGGCTGTGTTTACAGCCCTGTTTATGCCACCAGCCGCCGTGTTAAATATATTTGGTTGCTGGGGAGATTGTGGCTGTGTTGAAAATTGCGTTTGCGCCGACTGTGGCGCATTTAATTGTGGAGATTGTGGCTGTGTTGAAAATTGCTGAAGCAGTTGCATCGGCGTCGCAGATGGCGCATTCCTATTTCTATTTATAAAATCATCCCCCGGAGCCGGAGTGTAAGAGCCTCCGGGGAAAGTGTTAACACTCAGTTGACGTTTTTGCTCGTCTGTAAGTTGTGGTGGTTGCACCCCAGATGGTTGACCACCGCCTGCCGCTATTCCACCAGTGTTTCCTGCGCCTGCCATAATTTATTCCTTTTTACCAGCCACCGTGAGAAAAGCCGCCAGCGGCATTGCCGCCACCAGCGCCTACCGGCCCGCCACCAACACCGACTCCAGTGCCGCCGTCGTTAAATCCGCGACCGTCGTTTGTGGTGTGTGTGCTTAGATTAACAACAGGAGCGCGTGCATCCCCCGGAGTGCCGCCAATCATTGCGCTTAAAAGACCAGCCATAGATGTTATGCCAGAACCAGATTGCTGAGTGCCGCCCAAGCCATTATTACCACCATCACCATAGCCACCAGCGGCCATTACACGGTTGTAATAGGTCGGGTCATACATGGAAGAGGCTGGATTTAAGCGGGGATCTGTCTGTGTAGAACCCTGATTTGCGGCCGCTGTTGCGTCAGATGTTGACGCCATTGCTCGGTTATAGCGCTCCATTTGAGCGGGATTACGTCTGGCCAACTCAGCAACAGCTTGGTCATAAAGGTTGCCAGAACTATACCCAGTAACGCCACCCATTGTGGTTTCCCTTGGCAAATACCCCTCTGGTTGCATTTGTGCAAAGGCGCTTGAACTAATTAACTCACGGGGAGTTCCCAGATCTTGAGCCGTATATTGCTCGTTACGCGCTTTTGTAAACGTTTTTTCAAAATCATCAGGACTTAATGCGCCAGAATCTAAGTGACCAGTCCAGTAATCAATCTCACCTTGCCCAACTTGATTGCCCGTGCGGTCAGCACGTGCATACATATCTCTGACTAAAGATTGATTTGTCGGGGGCTGACTTGGTTGGGTTTGTTGACCCATCATTGGCTGGCTCTGGGATTGTGCCCCAGCAGGAGCCATACCAAAGGCTGACATAGCGCCCATTGTGTTCTGCATTGCAGACTTTTGCATCGGACTTAATGACGCGACCTCTGGGCCGTAATACGGCATATACCCGATTTCACCCGCTAAACGGGCTTTCTCAAGGTTTGCCTTTGCAGGGCCTTCAAGCCACTCTGGAATCTGTTGTGCCGCTGTTGTGCTTCCGCCTTTGCCACCACTCATAATTAAATCTCCACGCTCATAGTTGTGAACTTTTCTTGCCAACCCAAATCTTTTAGGGCTTTAACCCAACCCTTGCGCCCCGCGAGGGTCATTGCGGAGCATCCATTCAGCTTGGCAAAGTAAATGGCCGAGTCGCTGAATTCGCGGATTTGGTCTAAATCCCCACCAGCCAAAAAGATGTGAAAGACCTTTTTGCGTGGGTACTCCAAAATCTCGGTAACCATACAGCCTTTTGGTGCATTCCAGAACTGCATTGTGCCAAGTTTAACACATTCAACTACATCTTGGAATAGGTGCGTACCACCAGAAAGTGCTAACGCCGATTCTAACCAAGGACGGCATCTTTCCAGTTCCGAGTCCAAGTTGTCTGTCATTGCCTAAGTCGTGTAATCGCCAATGTAACCGCTGGTGATGATGGCGCAAAAGCCGTCGCCGCTGGCGCATCAATCCACAACGTCAGGTCGTCCACCGCCCACATTGCTTGCAGGTATGACCCAGCAGTCATCGGGAAAGCCGCAGAACGACTCATAACGATATGGTGGCCATTGTCTGACAATGTAACCTTGATTGTAGAACCGGGCACGTCTACGCCGTCAATTCGAGGCCAAAACCAGCCGCTTTTAGCGCTTGAAGAACTGGACAGCAGTTCAACTGCGAAAGCCAGCAAGTAAACACCATCTTCCTCAAACACGATCTTAGTGTTATCAGTAGGGTCTAGCGCAATGCCAGAATTAAAAGACGGGGCGTCCCAGCCAATGGCTTGAGCCGTGTTGATAGCCGTGGCCACTTGCACTGTTGTGCGGCTCAATGAGGCGTAACCATCAGCAAGGATGATTTGACGGAACTCGCCGCCTTTAGACACTATAGGGTAGCCAGCGCGATCCCACAACAAAATACCGTCATCAGCCGCAACGTCAGACGGCAGTCGTGTGGACAGTAATGTGCGGATGCGCGACAGGTACGTGTTTAAACGCTCACCCCAAGGCTTCCAGTCAGCACCAAACGGTGGCGGAGGCATCCTCATCGCTTACCGCCCTGCGAGACATCAAGACGCATAATCCCAGCGCGCCAATCTTTAAGCGCCTCGCCCTCAATCCTGACGCGAACCTGACGACCAGTAACCCGCACACTTGTCGGTGATGATAGCGGATAAGGGCCGTACTCACGCTCGGTGCTGTTTGGGTAGAAACGGCTTTTGAGTTTAATTTTTGCCTCGCCCTGAGTCGCCTCATCTGGAATGATTTGTGTGACGTGCATCACATTGTCGCCAGCCCCAATGTTAATTGGCCCACTCTCCACAAAAGCAACGCTATCACCAAAGTTGTGACCTTGCTCATGGTTGTATGCGTTCCCGTCGGCGTCAAACCAAACAGGCGTTGTCAAAGCCCCAGAGTCAAAACCAGCCGTCCTACTTATTGAGCCAACAGCCCAGATGTTTTGAGTGTAGTCATACATGACATAGCTGTCGTTTTCCAAACTACCAGAACTGGGGTAGAACCACCAAACCTCGTTGTACTGTCCATTGTGGACGGCGTAAGTCTTACTGATTTGACTAATGTTTATGTTTTTGAACACATAGTCCGAAACTTCGCAAACTAAGGTCTGGACAGATGAGCCGTTAAACACAAAGAAGTTCTCTTTGCTCATCCAAAACGCACCCTCACCCACCGACACTAATGACTTGCGAGAAACAGCGCCACAGGACGTTCCAACGCGCTCAAAGCCGTACACAGTAGGTGGGCCTGCATAAGTTGCAATATGCGCGTCAGCGGTCGTTAAAATCAGTGTACGACCACGCATACGAACACCACAAACAATTTGACCACTTGTTTGCAGTTCAATGTCTCCAGCCTCGTTGGTGGCCGAGGGAGTCCAGTCTGTGTTGTCTTCACGATTGCACCACTGAACTTTCCGAGGGTTGCCACCAGCCCCGAAAGCAAAGATAAATCGCTCATCAGTAACCAGCATTGCGTCACAGTTAATTGGCGCGTTGGCAAGCACCTCGGCAACACCACTGAAATCCCACTCGTACAACTTACCGTCGTCAGGTGAACAGGCAACTAAGTATTCACCCCAGTTGTCCAAAGACCACGTTGTGGCCTCCTGAAACACCCCGCTATCTGGGCGCTCTACGCCATAAAATCCAGTGCCAAAATAATTACCGCCATAGCCAAGGTTCACAGCGGCGTCAATGCGTCCACCAGTCAACCCCACGGGAGTAATGTCTGTAACAGTACCACCAGCCGTTACACTGTACAAGGCGTTATAAGATCCGATTGCGTAGCGTGGATTGTATAAATTATCAACCCATGCGTGAGCGCCACGGGGTGGGGAAGCAGAGATCTCTTCTGCTCGCAAAGTCCAGCCACCAACCGGGCGCAAAGACTTATCCTGCCAGCGAATCAGGTTTGATTTATTCCAACGCCCTGTCGCCTCGTAGTCAGTGCCGTGGTTGTAGACGCCTTGCGGTAATTCAAGTTTTACAAATGCCATTTTTTACCTTATGCCGCTATTTTTGTCCAAACATCACTAGCAGGCGATATTGGCGTCCAAGTCTCAGAGGTGACAAGTATTGGAACCCACTTCTCCCTACCAATTGCGCTGACAGATGACGTTAACGACGTTGCGCCGCTTGTTAGCCTGATCCTAAGGATCTGAGGGCTTACAACAGACTGAGCCTGTATTGTTGCATTGCCAACCACCGAGAAAACCGCGTTAGCCGTGATTGATGCAACAGCGCTTGGGCTTGCGCTAACCTGCCTAATACGAATGGCGTCATCGCCAGCAGTAACAGTTGCTGTGGCCGCCATTGCGGAACTAGCACCTCGGATAACAAAGCCGCTGGCGGTCGAGTTAACAGACGTTGCCGCAACGATTGTCTGGAAGTTGGCGTAGTCGTATACCCCAGCGCCATATACAGACGTGCCGTAAGCAAACGCGCCAATCTCTTCCAGTACAAACTTTTCGCCAACAGATGTCGTTACGGTTGTGCCGCTTGAAACAGCACCAGAAGTAAAGACGCCAACAGCGGCGGCCGATACCGTAGAAACGCCGTCTACTTGGCTATCAGTTTGCCGTATACGGACAACGCCGGATGTGCCCGCAGATTGCGGTGATATTTGTGCCGCAATATTTGCGGTCAACCCGCCTAAAGCCGTTACGCTGGCGCTTGCACTAATCGCCGCCGAACCAACAAGAACCCTTACTGGGGCGACAGAGACAACAGCAGACGCGCTGACAACAGCAGGTAACACATCAACGCCGAATGAATCAGCGCCGTATGTGTTCGTGCCGTAACTGTATCCGCTTAGGTCAACTGTTGCCACGACTCTTTATCAGTCGAGCGTAATGTCCAGATCACCAGTTGGGACGCGGAACACGTCGCCAATCTCAATTGACTTGGAACTTGTCAGCGCGGCATATGCCAGCAGGTTACCAGACGTACTTGCGTCATAAACGCCAACGTGAGAAACCGTGCCGTAGTTCGCAGTAGCAGTTGCGTACTCAACAGCCGCAGTGTTGCTGGCCGTGTTGCCAGTCACCGTAAAAGCAACAGACTGGCGCACATAGCCGCCACCAGTTACTTCTGTGCCGCTACCGTCTTCAGCAGGGTTTGTTGTAAACAACGCCAAATACAGTGTGCCAGCCGCTGTGTATGGCGTAGCGCCGAAAACGTGACCTAAGACTTTTGTCTCAAGATAATTACTAAAACTCATCCTAAACCCCTTACTTTTGGTACTAAAGAAACGCCGCTGTATTTAGCGTATTGTGATGCCTCATTCAATCGGACAACTGAAGATGAATACAACTGCGCCCACACTGCGAGCCTTGCATCATCTTGTAGGTAGGGCGCTGAATGAACCAGTGATCCATACAAGTAAACGTCAGGAGCCGCAGTTAGTAACCAGTTTGTAGCATTTGAGGCTAAAGCTGGCACTTCAGCGTAGTATAACAGTTCAACATCAGTGTCTGCAATGGGCGTTGGGTATAAATGAAATTGCCCAGCCTCCAAGGTATACAGCGCAGGCGTTCCATACTGATCGTTGTTGACAGCACGTAAGTCGGCCATTGTGGTCGAGTTAGTCATCTTGATTGGGGATGTGCCATTGCCCACAACATTGAAACGCAACGTCTCTACCCAATCAGCAGGGACTTGCATATACGCATCGCCAGCAGACTGCTGACCATTGGATCGTGACTCCATTCTCCAGTGCCGGATGTCTCGGTTAACCGTAGATTCGCACAACGACACAAACGTCGGAATGATCGACGTAAGGTCGTCTCGGTTAAGCGTATCTGCAATAGTTGTTTGCAGGTTCGTGTAGTTTGTTATCGCCATGTTTTCACCACTTTACTTTGTTTTCTGCTAATACCCGCGCGGCAGACGATTCTTTGGTTGCCATCACTTGCCCATCATTCTTAAAAGCCCATCGGCAGGCTTTTTGCCCAACTTTGAAAACGGGCTTTCGTACCAAGGCTCGTCGTCGTAAATAGTTTTATAAAAGTTGTTTTCGTCTCCAACAAGACCAGTACCCTCGTATGAAATAATTGGCGCCGCCCTTGTTGGGTCTTTTCGCTTCAGCGCATCTTCCATCGCGTAGGTGTAATTGATGACGGGCACGTCGTTATAAAACGCCTTTGCAGACGCATAGGGTTCACCAGTCATAGCCCCGTAAACATCTTCTGCTGTGCCGATTGCATCCAGAAGACCCTTGCCCTGTCTGTACTTCGTGTACAAAGGGCCAAGACCAGTCGCCCATGCGCCAGCCATCTTAGCCAACTCATAGGCGTTATCTGAGTTAAATATTGGGTGGCGCTGTGGGCGCTCTTCTGGCAGGCTCTCAGGCATTACTTGCTCTTAGCTAGGCATCTACCTGCCTTTTTGCACAGCGCAGGAGCAGGACACTTTGCACAAGGCTTGAATGCCTTAACGGGGATCATCTTCTTGGTAGCCATTACTTCTTCCCTTTCTTCTTCACGGTTTTTGCCGCTTGCTTAAATGCCTTAGCAGATGGAGCGCCCTTGGCTCCAGCCTTTTTCATCTTCTCGCCAGAGCCGTCCTCAATGCGCTTGCGCTTGGCGTGGATGTTGGAATAGAGACCGGACTTCATTTCTTGTTTGCCTTTGCGCGCATATTACGCTGTGGCATGGCTCGACCCGCTTTGCTCATGGCAATAGCAACCGCCTGCTTTTGAGGCTTGCCAGACTTCATCTCAGTCTTGATGTTCTTGGAAATGGTCTTGGCGCTTGAGCCTTTTTTGAGCGGCATGGCTGAACCCCATTAAAAAATAGTCAATTTTGATTATACAGACAGCTTAATATCTAGGCAATACCCTTTAGGTTACGCTTGATCGGGTCGCCCCAGCTTGATGTAACCCTGTGGCCGACAGCCAAGTATCTAAACGCATCAGAGCCGTGAGACGCCCAATCGTGAGACGGTCTAGATCGCCACACCTTGCCGTTGTCGTCGTATTCCCTGTGGTACTGCCTCAGTGCGTCAATACCGCGCTCACAGCGCTCTGCATCGAACCAGCAGTTGGTCAGCATTGATCTAACCGATTGGATGCCGTCGTCCACCATCAACTGCGGCGCAACAGTAATAGGACGCGCCCCCAAACTGTCCAGCACTTCCATGCGGCTTTTCCCACTGCCGAGTTCACGTACTCGCACGTCGTGTGGAAGTATGTGATTGCCGTAAATGTAGCCTTTTTCGTTAAGGACGCGCATATAGTGATCCAGCCCCACACCGCTTGACTCGTAGTAGTCAATGAGCCTGACCTCCGCCCCGACGTGCTGTGCGAACCAGATAGCCGTCGAGTCACCGATGCCCAAGTCCCACGCAGTCGTAACAGGTACGGATGGAGCATATTGCACAGTACCAATACGCCCTTGATCTTTGCAATCTCGCATCTCAGTAGCGTAATACGCACCCTCAGCGTGAACCAGAAAATCGCCCTCCCAAACGTGGTCATAAATGTCTGGCCTCTTCCTTTTGTCTTCTTGGCGCTCACGCTCTAACACGTCAGGGAACCAAGGGTTGTCTTTCCAGTTCATATCCACAACAACAGCGTCATCAGGCGTTTGCTCAACGAACCGCTTATGTGTGGCGCTCTCTTTGCTCTCAGGGTTGTACGTCACCCAGATCTCTGAGTTGTCTTCTCGCACCGTTGGTATCAGCTTACGCCATGCTGTCTCACTAACGGTCTCCGCCTCGTCAATCCATGCAACCAATATCCGAGCCTTGGACTTTAGGCTGTCCAGCGACCGACGCAGACCAGCGAACGTGTAGCTAATCATCCCGTCCTTAGACCTGACAAACTTGTCGCCCAGTTCGTAATACTCTTCCAGCCAAGGCACACTGCGAATGGCCGCCTTGACCTCTTCCAACGAAGAGTCTTCCAGCGAGTTCATAAACTCACGGCCACAAAGTATCTGACCACTTTTGCCCTCTTTGCCCCACTGGTAGCCTCTAACAGCCGTCATCAGTGCAAACGTGCGAGTCTTTGCGCTACCCCGCCCACCCTTTGCAACGCGATACCGAGCGTCCTTTGTAAAGACGGGTATTAGCTTTGGTGGGATCGTTAACTGCGCCTCACTCATCTGGGCCAACCAAGCGGATAGTCACAGGCTGGCTCGTTGGAGTCATTGAGCCGTCGCTGGACGTTGCGTCCACCTTGTCTGAGTATCCATGCTTGGTCAAGATCATCTTGGTGATCGACGCATTGAAGTGCCCCATCAGACCGTTTCTGATGAGTTCGTCTTCTTGTTTTGCCAGTAGCTGTGTGTAAATGTGAGAAAACTCTTCTTTATCGTTGTCTCTTGCCCATGCTTGCAATGTCTCACGGGCTATACCAAGACGAACAGCCAGCCCAGCAATGCTTGGCAATGTGTTGTAGTCAGTTAGGTATCTGTGACACTCTTCCAGCAGTTCAGGCGTGTATTTTGTTGGCCTGCCGCCAGCGTGTTTTGTTGGTTCTGTCATGTTGTTCTCTCTGTAAAACAGGTGGAGATGACTGTTTGGTTATTGTTGTCTTTCGCCAAACTGGTCAAGTAAACCGCCAGCCCCAATGCCGACGGGAATAAGTGGTGCGGCTTGGAATAGCGGTACACCCTTGTCTTTGCCACCAAGAGCCTTACGCATCTCTGGTGTGATCTCTATGTAACGGACTGGCTCTTTAAATTTGTTTTTTAGACTTGGGTTTAGTTCGACCAACTCACTCCAAGTGATTTGCCCATTTGCGTATTTTTGACCACCAGTAAACTCAAGCACCTCAGATGCACTTTTTGGCGCTTGTGGAATTCCACCTTCACTTACCTTTGCGCCATACTTCTTGGCAAACTTTTCCAAGTATTTCGGGTATGTCTCGTCGTAATACTTCTTCATGCCCTCGCCGCCAACTTGAAGATCAAGCCCAGTAATTCTGGCTGGCTTGTTTGGGTTCTCTTTTAGCTGTTGCAATACTTTTTTGGTTGCATCTTTACCAACATATTGCTCAAGTTCTTCTGGGTTACTGGTGCGCCCTGTGTACACAAGGTCGTCGTTCTTGCCGTAAACATTGAATGATTGTGATTCTGGGTTATATATGACCCGATCCACTTGCTTACTCAGGTCGTAACGCTCTGCCTGTCGCGCCCCAGTGGTAATACCAACCCGATCTTGACCAGCGTCTATGGCATCCTTTACAGCCTTACGTAGTGCTGTTTGATACCAAGTCTCTTTCATTGGAGCGTCTGGGACATTTTTTGACCGGGCTAAAAATTTGTCAGAATCTAACCTCTGTTGTGCAATGTTTATTGCACCATCTTTTGTACCACCCGGATTTACATCATTGGTGACATAGGTTATTTCATTACCATCTTGGTCAAAAATATTCCACCCTGCGTAATCTTGCTCAAAACTTGAGGGTATGCGTTCCTTGTTTGAACGCCGATAACCCTTTTCACGCCCAGCTTGATGCCAGTCTGACTGCACCTCTTCAATGATGCGCATATTCTTGCCGTCAGCATCCACAAAGTCTTGTGTGCGGACGTGAGCCATTACGTTTGGCTGATCCCAGTGAGATGACTTGTATGCGTCAGTAGTGTGATACTCAAAGTATTTATTTAAAGCATCGCTCTCAGTGTTGCCGCTTCCATAACGTTCACCAGACTTATCTACCACAATGTACTTTTGAGCATTAGGCGCAGTGCTTGGGTTTTGCATAACCTTGTAACCGCTAGGCAACTCGCGCTTTGTTGGCAACGTCAGCAGTGTCTCTTGGTAGTTTGTTCCACCGGGTAGTTTGTATTGGTCGTAACGTGGTGGGTTGCTCATGCCTTGACCTTGCAGGTCTAGCTTTTCGGCGCGAGTATTTAAAAACTCAGCTTCACGAAAATACTTTTCTGCTGTTTTTTTACGCCCCTGACGTTGCGCACGTTGAGCAGACAACGTTGCTTGTTCTGCGGCATCATACAAACTTTGTGTTGTGCTTTGATCTCGAACGTTGAGTAATTTAATTAACTCATTGTATTTTTCTTCACCAAATGAAGGGTCATCAATCGGGTGCTGTTTAAGAGACCTATATTCGGACTCAAGTTCAGTTAAGCGATTTTTGTCAAATGGCTCTGATCCACCAAGCCTAGACTGTGAAAGCTCAACTTTATTTTGACCAATGTAGTCAATTAGTTCTTGTTTGGTTGCCTTTGGTTTGTCTTTGAAAGCGTCAATCAGACCAATGGCATCCATTTCGTCTTTCTTGACATCTGGGGCTTTCATTAACTCATTCAGCAAGCCCTGACCAGTGCCGTCGGTCTTTTCAAGGTTTAAAGCCGCTTGCTCAACAGCAGAATAAAACCCTGACTCAGACACTGGAGCCATAACCATTGGTTTTTGTACAGCTTGTTGTGCAGGTGCTTTGGGTCTTGGTGGAACACGTGCCACACCAGCAATAGCTTTGTCGCTTAGTGCTGACCTTACAGCCTTTGGATTGAATGCAACCAGAACGTCTGTGGGTTGCATTGACGCCTCTGTCGCCATCCTGCCGCCCTTGACATCAATGACGTTTTTAAACTGAACGCCATCAAATCCACGGTCTTTGGCAATACGTGCTACTTGGTCGGTTGTGACCGTTGGTGAAGACAGCTTCACCCCCAGAGCGTCATCAACTGCCTTTGATGGAATCTCGCTCCAAAGGCTTTGACCAGCATCAATGACTAGTGGGTTTCTTACATCTGGGTAGGCGGGTGAAACGTGCCCAAGCCCTTGAGAGCCAGTGTATGAACTAGCCAAGTCGGGGCTTTTTGACATCCACAAACCAATGTCGCCAGATTTGCTTGCCGCATTGACACCAGCAGAACTCAATGGTTCATATTTGCTTTTTGCGCCACGATAATACAACTCAGGCAAACCAGCTTCATCAACGATCTTGGTCTGACCCATGACCTTTGCCGCCGCTTCTGGCGGGAGCATATTCATGTTGAGTCCAGCTTTATTAGCGTAGTTCTCAAGACCTCGACCAACAATTGGTGCGGCTTCACGGGCAATAGCCGATCCAGCCATGCCAATACCCTTGGCGGTAGCAAATGGGTCAATGCCGCCAGACATCATTTCAGCACCAAGTCGCACATCCCGCAGAGTTTGGTCGGCTGACTCAGGTGGACGTATGCCTGCGCTGGTTGCTTTGCTTTTCAGCCAATCACTGCCCATTGGCGTTTGGCCAACGTCAAACCCAAGCGCGCGCATCAAGCCAGCACTCAAATCAACAGGGAATCCTGCGGCGTCATAGGCTAAATCGCCGATGCCAGCAATGCCTGCATTCAGGACATCAATGTTTGACGGCTTTCGACGTTTGTCTTTGGCAATAGGTGGCGCAAAAGCCATTGCTTCCGGGTCACCTAAAAAGTCAAGTAGTGTTTTTGCCATAGTACTACCATTTTACCAAAAAAAACGCCAACTGCAATAGCTGGCGTAAGTTGAGTCCACTCAACAGGAGAATGCTGTCTAGTCTACGCTTTCTTTTGCCAAACGTCTAGCCTGTTCGTTGTAATGCCGGGCGATTTCGATCAGGGCTTCTTTGGTGTATTTCCTTAGAGTTCCGTCAGTCTCCAGAAGTTCCAATTGCCTTTCACCTATTCGCTCCAGTAGGCGCTTGCGGTACTCCACGTGGTTGCCTGCCAGCCAGTTGTTGCAATGTTTGCATTGACCGTGGACGTTGTCCTCCACAAACCGCATATGAGCCGCAGAGCCGACCGAGCGGTAGTGGCCAGCGTCAAACGTGTTTGGCTTGTCTCCCAGATGTGTCTCACATGAGATACAGGTCTTCCCTTTGTCCCTTGCCCTGATGTAAGCGTTAAAGGCTGTCTGGGCTTTCTTGACCAGTTGGGGCTTGGTCTGCATGGCGTCCAGCTTTAGCTTGGTTTCTTTCTTTTCGGCCTTGTCTACCACCTGCCTTGCGATTTGCATGGCGCAGGCTGGACTGCACACCTTTTGCATTGGTCTGACAGGAGTAAAAGGCACTTTACATTGCTTGCATTTTTTAGCCATCAATATCTACCCCATTGTTGGCGCACCACGCTTCCAACCAAGACACAAACTCAGACGCCTGATGTTTTTTGAAATCACGGGTTTGCAATCCCAACTGAATGACGCCAGTCCCATCAAGGTTAGGGATAAGTTGACCAGTGCTTTGGTTGGTATCCCGTAGGTAGGCATCGACAAGGATCCTCTTCCAGTCCTCTTCGTTGTACGTACAGCCTAAATGACGTGCCTGTTTAGAGGCCTTGCCGATGTACGTATGGTACAGTTTTTCCTGCTGTCTTGTCTTGCTTTCACGCTTAATCTCCAGCACCAGCGGTATGCCGCCGTCAAGAGCGTCCTTGATCTTCGGCCACAGTTGGCGCAGTTGAGTCAGCGCTTGTTTGCTGTCCTGTAATGTCATTTTCATATTCGTTCTCCCTAACTGCCGTCATGCAAGTGCGGATGGTGTGAGAGTGTCCAGCCCCCCGCTTACTAGCAATACGGTTAAGCGCCTCCCGTAGCCAAGTGTTGCGCTCGGCTTTGTCTTTGGCGTAGAACATCTGTACCAGTTCGCGAGCCGTTGCCATATTGTCAATTCGCTTTTGCTGGGCGGCAATCTTTTCAAAGTGGGCACGTTGCTCACTCGTAAATTTCGGCGTAATCGCCTGTGGCCTTGAGCGCTTCTGTAATAACAAAGGTGCTGTACTCATTTGAACCGTCTTTCACTTGGTCAAGGATTTTGCGCGCAATTTCAATGCTCATCATTCGTAGTCACCCGCAAGCGTATGCATAAGCAACGCCAGCATAAAAACAAACAGTATGAACGATAAATATAAAAACCAAACAGACCATGAAATCAACATAGATGTGACCCTCCTTAACATATTTGTGCATTTTGTTCCTTTTTTTCCGCCCTTGCTTGCTTTCGCAATTCTTTCCTGCGCTCGTACTCCATCCGACGGTCAAGGTTTGTCTTACGCGGCTTGGGCTTGTCCAACTTGTCTCCCGCGGCGTACACGGGTGTCTGATAGCGACCTAATGTATCTTGCCGCCAGTCACAGATATGAATAAGCCCTTGACCGTGTAAGGCTCGACACCACCTCCAAGAAGTCAGGATGGCTATCTCCAAGGTGTCAGCCAAATCGTGAGCGCTCATCCGCCGGTCGAGATGCTCAAACAACTTCCACGTCTTAGCCAAAATAATGTGATCGACCTGAATAAGTTTTCTAGGCATTGATAATCTTCCCCTTTTTTTGTTTAAGTGTTGCCGCAATTGTGTCCAACGCTTTGTCAAGCATCGCCAAAGTAGCGACCTCCATTTGTGCGTCATGCACCTCATAACCCGTTTTTATGGCAGAAAGTTCCTCGCCACGGCAAACGAACCTATCGTTTAACTCAAGAGACCGCTTACAAACGCCGTAGAGGGCACTAGAAGCGTCTAAAACTAGCTGACGGTACTCTACCCCTACCCCAAGCATACAAAGCGCCTCAGCGACGTTTATGACCCCGATTATGATGTCAGCTTCTTGTCGTGTTGCCGTGCCTTTTGTCAGCGAGTCCAAGGCGCTCATGTTTTTCAAGTGCATAGTGACGTATTCGGATTCCTTTGCGGATACCTTGGTCATGCCTGTGACAACCCAATTCATTGTGTCGAGCCTCACACCCTTTGGTTTGTACTTTGACCGCTTACGCATCTTGCGGCCTTTTGAATGCTGAGTTAATCTGGTCTCGAATATGCGCTGGCATCGGAACAGCTTTCTTCCTGTCAGCCATGATTTGCTTGAGAGCGGCGTCCTGACCCGCTGGTGCTGGCACAGTAGTCCGAGCAACGTCAGCGGCAACTTGGGCAAATGTCTGCTTTTCAGATTTCTGAGAACGAACCCAGTTGCGCCATGTCGCATCCCAGTTCAGCTTAACGCCCTTGGAACCAGCAACCGATGTCCAGTAGTCCCTGAACTCCTCCAGCACCTTACGCAGATTCAAGTCTGGTCTTTCAGCTTTTGACCATTCCGCTAATTCAGCATTAGGTTTCCAATCGGCTGGCAACCGCGACCCGCGTGTTGCACTTCTACTCTTCTTTGTCTCTGTCTCTGTCTCTGTCTCTGTCTCTGGTATAGCATCTTGATAGCACTCTGCTAGCACTTCGCTATCATCCACAAAAAAACCTTTATCAATCAAATGCTTAAGACCAGTCTTGATGTCTGACTCAGGCATACGCAACCTAAAGGTCAATTCATCAATAGAGGCATCAAAAGTGCCATCCTTTGACTCACTCGCTAGCAACCACAACAAAGGTGCTAGCGCCTTGCTAGCAGTTGGTAGCGTCATAAAAGCACGGTCGTTAAGCAACTCCTTGTGCAACTTAATCCAAGGAGGGCAACGGTCTTTGTAATGCTGGAAATGTGACCAATTTTTAGGCTTCATCATCAACCTCCTTGATGCCGTGAAAAGCCTCTTCTTTTAAAATTTCGTAAAAATTTTGGAACGTCTCGTAACGATCCCATGAAATTTTTATTTTATTGATTGGCACTATGCAATCGTTGTCAACATACTCTTCAATGACAACGTCGCCCTCGCCGTTCCCGTAAACACGGAGGCGATTTTCTCTGTAAAAACCAAATGGCATGATGCTCACCTTTTCAACGCTCCCTAGAAAAGAAACAACGGCAGGAGAGGGAGGTAACTCCGTTCAGTCAGGTGATCAAGCCCGACCTAGCCGTGTCTCAGTTCATTATACACAAATGAACGTCAATAAACATCAAACTTGATTGTCCCAGACTTCAATACTTCAGGATTGATGACTATGTCCAACGCCTCGTCTGACGATCTATGGTAGCCAATAAGTTTTTTTTGCATCTCGCCATTTTCTACCCAAGTTGCATACTTCTTGTGTTCGGTCATTGTCTTTAAAAGCCGTCGGACGACATCTTCGTCGCTGGCATTCGAGTAATTGTTGATGATGATCTTTGACATTTCATTCTCCTGCAAGTTTTTTACGTCGTTGGATTTCACGGTTGATGTACCAGATTGCCTTTTCCAAATCTTCAATAGCGTCGTGCTTCAGGTCTGCGCGCCACAGATATTTGATCGCATTGCCGATGCAAAAATTGAGGTGTTCCGTCACCTCGATGCACTCAATGTGACTGGGGTGAGCCATGTAGTGCGCTGGGTTGTTTACTGGGTCGTGCATCAATCCGTGCCTCCAAAATTTTCCTTGTTCAAGTCGTTGCGCTGGATGTCCTCAATCGCTTGGTGAGCGTTGTACATCAGGCTGTTCAGCCACATGATGGCCTCAATCTCTGTGTCGGGCTGTTGCCGCACCAGTGCGTTTAGGTCTGCCATAAAATTATTCCAAGTTTGCACAATCGTCTCCTATGTTGGCTCAACTATGACCCACAAAATTATTTTTGTAAATTAGGGTAAACCCCTATTATATTTGTGTTTTTTTTGAGTTATAATAAACACATGGCACAACAAAACGTAGTGTCATATTTAACTAAAAGGGGAACAACATGAGAACAATTATCAAAGCGGCGTTTGACATTCATGAGTTGTACGCGACGTTGGAGGGCATATCTGCCGACGACGGCAAAGAAATTGAAGACTACACCGATGCCGAAATCGTGCATGAGGCCGAGTACGTTTTGTCCACGTTCCATGAGGCTGGACACATTAACGGCGACGCTTTATCGGGTGAAGTGGAGGATGGGCCTTATGACCAGAAGTGGGCGCGAGGCGAAGTTCGCAAACTCAATGCGCTGATTAAGAAATTCAAATAACCAACGGGGCGAAAGCCCCATTTAAGGAGAAACCGCATGAACAAGATTCAAGAACTAGCCGCCAAGCGCATGGAAGACGTGCTGGCTAAGTGGCGCACCGACACAGGCGATGCCGCAATGGTCGAGATGTACTTAGACACAGGGCGCAAGCCCAACGGGTACACAGACGACTCTGCTGGCAAGCTGGCGCGTATCTTTGATCTCAACGGTCGCCTGACATCCGCACAGGTAGCAAACGTGCGTAACGCGATGGTGAAGATGGCTCAGGAACCAGCGCCAGAAGAGAAACCAAAAAGAAAATACACGCGCCGACTCGCGTCGTGATACTGTGTTACATTTGAGTAAAAGGGAAATTTAAAAATGACGGAGCATTTTAAAAACATCTACACGCTCAACACCAAGGGTGAGCGCAAGCTGGCTGATCTGATCGGCCAGAACAAGAACGAAGTCTACATTGACCACGTTATGGACTTGGAAAATGCGAAAGACCACGACGAACCAGCAATGGTTCTTTATGGGGAGCGAGTCGTTTTTTTTGACGACTCTGATTTTGACGTGGCCATCGCCACAAAATAAAAGGAGGTTAGCATGAGCATTGAAACACTAATTAAAACCAACGTAAACGACCACGTTGAAAAGAAAAACGGTCTGTCGTACTTGTCATGGGCGTGGGCTTGGGCAGAGGCTCTAAAGGCTGATCCCAAGGCTACGTTCAAGGTCGAGATGTTCGGCGATAAGTGCTACATGGACATCAACGGCACTGCTATGGTTTGGGTCACGGTCACAATGTTTGACAAGCCCATGTGTTGCCAGTTGCCCGTGATGGATTTCCGAAACAAAGCCATACCAAACCCAGACGCCTTTGCCGTCAACACGGCCATCATGCGCTGTATGACCAAGGCTCTGTCTTTGCACGGTCTCGGTCTGTACATCTACGCCGGAGATGACTTGCCTGAACAGCCAAAGAAGATCGTCACGACACCAAACCAAGGTGCTCAAGACAACGTCTCAGAGCAGGACATGGAAGAACTGCGAGACCTTGCTGACCTGCTAAACGAAATGGTAATTGGCGAACCAAGCGCGGCCAAAGAATTGGTTACAAACCAAAACCTTGACGAACCACAAAAGCTGGCGCTGTGGACGTTGCTGAACTCAAAAACCCGCGCCGCATTAAAGAAAAAGGACTGAAGATGGAATACGACAACACCAACCGTGGCGTTATGTTTAAAAACGACCGCAAAGAAAAAGAGACGCACCCCGACCTAAAAGGTTCGATCAACATCGATGGCAAGGAGTTTTGGCTGTCTGGCTGGTCTAGGGTGACAGGCAAAGGCGACAAGATGTTGAGCCTGTCTGTAACGCCAAAAGAGTCGCAGGGTAAGGCTATGCCTGCCCAAGCCAAACAAACCGCGTCAGCGCCAGAAATTGACGACGATATGCCGTTTTAAGGGGACAAGATGGAAAAGAAAGAACAAACCAGCAAGTTCATCACAATGCGCGTCCCGATGGCGTTGTATGAGCAAATCAAGGCGCAGTCAGTAGCTGAGTCTCGGTCTGTCTCTGGTCAGATCGCATATTTGCTAAAAAAGCTATTAGGGTAAACACCTAGAAAATAATTGGAAAAACCTCTTGTGTTGTGTTGTGGTGTGGGTATAATAAACACATCGCAACACAAAAGGAGAACCACAATGGAAAACAACGGCACATTTGGGAAGATAGTAAAAATGGATGCCAACGGCAATGAGCAAGTTGTCGCCATCCTCAATGAGCAGGACTACTACGAATTGGAGAGAGCATTGCAGTGGCCAGAAGACTTGCCCAAGTGGGATCGATTTAATACACCCATTGAGGCTGGTCTTGGAAAAAACGGGCTGGTATTTCTGAATCTGTAACCCAACGGGGCGAAAGCCCCAACTAAGGAGATTGAAATGCAAGACACAATTCTGGTACGCCAGCACCCACAAGCAAGCGACATGGTGGAGTTATATTCGGTTCGCAAGACAGCGCGAGGTGAAGACTTTTTGCTGTGGGGAGCCGTTCACGCTGATATGCTAGACGGCCTTGGATTTGACTACCACTCAGAAGACCTAGCTGACTTCGAGTTGGCGCTGGTGGCAAAATGATCGGGTACAACACAGGCAGGGTGGTGATCGGATGCCGCTGGGAGCCGTTTAAACGGTCTCACATGGACGATCTAGGCATCTGGTGGCAGACAGTATTGCTAAGACAAAAAGAATCGCGCTGGGAGCGTTTTAAGAAGTTTTTTAAAGGGGATATGTAATGACAGTAGAACAAGCCGCAGAAGAATTGTTGGAGACTCTTGAGTCAATGTACATGAACGACTTTGGTGGATACCAGTGTAATGCTGGCGAGGCCAAAGACATCGATGCCGCCAGAGAGCGATTAGAGCAGGCGTTGAGCAATCAAGCGTCCAGCAAGCCAACGTTCAACGAATTAACGCGAGGCGAGGTAATCTCAATGGAGTTGCCAGCAGACGCATCAGTAGTTGATTTAGCGTGGGCAATCGAGGCCAAGGTCAAGGAGAAAAACCAATGGATCTAAGAAAGCAAATTGAGGTTGCTCAGTCGCAGTCGTTTTCAAAAATGACCGGGGTTTACCTTTGCCCAGAACTAGAGATGCCCGCAGTTCGCCCAGGTGCTGATGACCACAACCAGCATCCAAGCCGTCGAAACAACAGCTTGGTGTACAAGAGTGGTCATGTTGATTCAGTTAAGCCCAAAGGATAGCCATACAGCGTCCACAATGGGCGCTGACACGGTTGCTCTTTGCAAGATGCAGGGTTTTAGCCCAAGGCTGGAAAACGCATCACAGAGCCGCGAGGAGGCTAACGCGTTTGGCTACAAAGCCGAGTTTGCTGTGGCTCGACTATTCAACTGTGAGCCGCCAGTGCTGAACGTGCTAAGTGACGGCGGGATTGACTTGTGGATTGGCAACGTATCTGTTGATGTAAAGTTCACGAACAAAGAGTATGGATCTTTGATCTTTGACAACTTAGACAAGTTCAGGGCGCAGATAGCTATACTTGTTGGCCGCACAGACGACCCAGACGTAATGAGGGTCAATGGCTGGATGTCAAAGAAAAACTTTGCCACTAGATGTCAGTCCAAAAACTTTGGTTACGGTGATCGTTTGATTGTTGAATGGGACAACTTAAACAGCATCGAAAGCCTGTGGAAAATATTTGCAGAGTTAAAATTTGCACCAAACAAAAAGGTAAAAAAATGAGTTACAGATATTACGAAATGAAAGCGATTGAGTGGGGAAATCAGCGGGGCATCACTCGACACAGCACGGGTCTGGCGCAAGCCAAGAAGACGCAAGAAGAACTGAACGAACTTATCGAGGCGTTGGAGGTTGGCGACAAGGACGCCCGTGACGACGCTTACGGCGACATACTGGTGACGCTGATTATGGGAGCGGCTTGCGAGGACACTGATCTTGTGGTGTGCTTGGAAAAGGCGTACAACGAAATCAAAGATCGCAAGGGTTGGCTGGATTCGTCAGGCACTTTTCACAAGCAATGAAGTGCCCAGAATGCGGAGCATGGACAACCGTACTCGAATCAAGAATGCGCCAAGACAACACGCGGCGCAGGACTATTGAGTGCGGCAATATGCACAAATTTACAACCGTGGAGCGCGTGGAGGTTGCCAAGCAAGGTGGCGTTAGAACTCGCTCACGTCAATCAACTCCCCCCGCCACTCAACACAATCATCCCCAAGACTGCTGACCATACATAACTCGGGCATCAGGAGGTGTCCGTCAACAATGTTTAGCACCGCGAAAGCCGACCGCCAATTGCGAGAATTGTTTTCGGCATACATGAACTGGTCGCCAAATGGCTCAGAAAGCGTACCACAGTCAACCCCGTACCTAGTCCCTGTGTAGTCCGTCCAAGGCGTGACCTTGGCGCTGTGCAGGTGGCCAGTACAGAAACTCACACCACTTCCAACGGCATTGTTATGCGTGGCGTGTATTCCACCTTTCCATCGGTGCTTAACCATCACCGAGTCATTCAGCATACAACTAACAACGTGTTGCCAATCAGGAAAGTGGTCTTCTAGCCGGAAGCCCTCGACACCTTGAAACTCTGGCGCTACGGTTGCCAGCCGAGTCGAAAATCTAGCATCGTGATTGCCTAGCGTCCATATCAATTTAGCGTCACCAGCGGCTTCTTGAATCTCGCCAAGAAACATCTTGCAGGCATTGAGTTCCTGAATAATGGTCGGCGTTACATCCCAACCGTTAGCTGGATGCCTGCTTGCCTGCGCGCCGTCAAAGTTATCGCCATTTCCTATCACTACCTTGGGCTTGAGTTCACCAATAAGCCACAGCAATGCTTTAAAGGCCGTGGTGCGCCGACCTAGTTGGAAGTGGGCGTCACTAAACACTATGACCGTGCCGTTCTCCATGCCAAGGTTGATGTGCCCATACGCTTGCGCTACGGTGTTTTTATTGCTTGCCGCAACCAGCACGGTGTCGTATTTTGCTTCAATGTCGCGGCGACGGTGGTGGACGTTGCGCTCTGAAATCCCAGTGATCCGGGCTATCTTGGCGGCTGACTTGTGAGTCTTCCAAAGTTCAATGAACTCCTCATTACTAATCGTTCGCTTGTTCACTAAAAATCCTCTCTGTTGTTCACGCCCAGCTTTTCGCAGACCTCTTTTGCACAGGCCATGAAAAAGGCGTCGTGAGGCGTGTCTGTCAGACGTTTCTGCTTGTACTGGTACAAGTGGATCATCTCGTGAGCCGTCGTCTCTAACAGGCTCTGAGCAGTCCACACTCGACCAGAACTAATCGTGATTGTGTTTGGGTCTTCAAAACAACCAAACATAGCGATGTCGTTGCTGACTTGAGCGTCAATCTTGACTGGAAGTTTCCAATCACAAAACGGCTTCATGCCGCGCAACAATGTGTAGGCGGCTTCAATAGATCGCTTCGTTACGATCCTGTTTTCGTCCATGTTCACTCAATGCCATTGACGTACTGAGTCCGGCCATTGACTTTCTTGGCAGTCAATACCTGACCTTTGTTTGCGTCCTTTTGGAATGAGCAATGCACCCAGCCTGAGTCGGGAACACCATCACGGTAGAACTCAAGGATCAACTGTTTGAACTTGAGGTTGTCGCGGATGTACAGCGCCAGTTCTCGGTTGTCCATTCCCAGCACTTCAAAGTCTGCGGCATAGCCATGACAGTGGTCGCTGGTCGTACTGCCACCAATCTTTGTATTGACGGCAGGTGAGCGATAGCCGCTAGTGACAACAACAGGGCCAAACTTTTCTCGCAGTGGCTGTAAGACGTTGTCCACCAAGTCTTGCAAGTTATCGATGACCTGCAAGGATGGTGTGTTGTCAATGTCATGTCGAATGGCCGTGTCGCTTTTGGTCAACTCTTGGAGCGAAAAATTAGTTGATAGTTTCATGCTGAATCTTTTGGTTTGATTTTAATGCAGGCGATTTGGTAAGCGCTGATGTTTGGCTTTAAACTCAACGCTTGCTTAACTTCCGCGTTCTGGCTTTCACACTGCGCGACTGACACGGACAAAGTGCCAGAGTAAAACTCACACGCGCCGTTGGTTAAACAGACGAATAAAACAGGTAGCCAGACAGACATAGCAGACCCTTACTTTGTTAAACCTTTTTGCTTTTCAAATGTACGCAGTCCACCAAGGCCAAGCATACCCATTAGGACGGTCATCAGGCTACTCATATCAAACTCTGGCAACGCTGGTATCTTAACGCCTGTAACCGCTACTCCAAAAAGTAAGACAGGCTGTAATATAAAGTGGTAAGCGAATGCCATGCCGCAAACCCAACCAATAAATGGACGCCAACCGCCTTTAAATATT